GCCGGCGTGCCGTCCAGGCCGATGTTGCTACTGATGTATGCGACGTTCATCTATTTGCCCCCAGGCTTGAATCAGTGAGGGCCGCCCCATATGGCAGGGCGACCCTCGGTACTCTCTGCGCGCTATGTAGTAATCTTGGTCTAGGTGAGGGCGCGCAGTGCGACCCGGCCCCACACCGTGAGGTTCCAGTTCGTCTTGAGACCCGACGCGACCGAGTCAATGTCGACCCAGACCACGCCGTTGTCTGCGATGGAGCCCAGTGTGCCGGACGGTGCAGCAACCTTCAGCGTCGAGCCGGCCTTGACAATCAGCTTGCTCCCGGTGCCAAAGAGCGTCACTGCCGACGCCACGTTCGCACCGGCATTGAGGTCGATGGCCGTGCTGCTCGCGGTGCCATTCATCGAGCACGCGAAGCAGATTTCGGTGATTTTGGTTGCCGCGGTCAGTTGGACCTTGCCGATGTGCGTCCCGGCCGCTGTGACGGCGGCGGCGTTATACTGCAGGATCGGCACCTCGACGTATGCGTTTGCCAGTTTCGTGTTCGGGATGGACCCGGACAGAGCGTCGTCGCCGACGGCACCATCATCGATGTCTGCGGAACCCACTGTGACGCCATTCATCCAGCTCGCAGGCGCGTTCTTGAATGCCATGTGTTCACCTCCTCGGTGAGGGGCCGGGTGTAGAGCCCGGCCCCGGATGGCGCCTACAGAGCGGCATTGCAGTCGAGCACGTGGGTCGCGGCGCTGTCCCACTTCCGGAAACCGCACCAGTACGAGAAGGTCCAGACGTTGAGCTGGCGGGTGATGATCTTATCCTGTTCCTGGAGCAGTCCACCGCCGGACGGGCCACCCAGCCACAAGTACTTGCGCAGGGCGCGGCGGCTGTCGATGCCGATGCCGAGGCGGTCCACATAGCTGGAATTGGTGACGCCTCCGCTCCAGCGGAGGTACTTGACGGCCTTCGGACCGGGCACGGAGAAGTTGCTGCCAAACCCAGCATATGTGTCGGTCTTGAACTCAGCGAGGTTGGCGATCAGTGCAAGGTCGGTGTCGCCGAACACGGCCTTGTCAATGCGGTACGGCTCGTCCATGCCGAAATACCATGCGATGAGGTCCGAGTAGGCGATGCTGCCTTGGTCGGCCACGTCATGATCGGTGCTGTCGCTCTCGGCCGCACCCATGGTTGTGCCGTCACCGGCGATCAGGATGTGCAGCGCCTGGTCGGTCTCGTCGATGGCCACCTGTGTGGCGATGTCGCGCAAGTGCTGCCCGAAGGCATCCAGCCGCTGGCTGGCCGTAGACTCGTAGGACGCTCGAATCTGGCGTCCGAACTTGTTGAGCGTCACGATGCTATCGGCCAGGGTCAGCTCTGCCTTGGGTAGTTCGGCGCCCTCGCCGATCTCGCGCAGCTCGCGGTCGGCGGAGCCGGTGCTATTGTACAGCCCGGTTACCTTGGTGGAGTTTACCTGCTCGGTGCCAAAGATGATCTCATTGACCAACCCGGAGGCGAGCAAACCGGCCTGAATCTCGGTCTCGATCCATGCCGGGAACAGGCTGGTGATGACCGTGTCGGTGGCGTAGAAGTCCTGCACGGTGATTAGCGGCACCGTGAACCGCTCTTTGTAATACGTCAGGTGCGCCGACACCGCGGCCTTGGCCTGTGCCCACTGGTCATAGGGGTTGCTGTCGGGGTCGAAGTGAGCAATGCTCGCTTCGTCCATATTCAGCTTTGCCAGGAGTTTACCCTTGGCGGCCGCGACGAACTCGGCAGGAGCCGGGTCAAGTTCAGCGAGACGCTGCGCGCCGGTCTGGCAGGCGAGGTTGGCCTCTTTGTAAAAGCCGTCGTCCACGGCAACGGTCGGCTTCGAAACTGTGATCTTCATCGGCCAGCACCTCCTTTCTAGAGGGAAACCCACTGGCACTTGCCGGTGGTGGAATCGGTATGTACGATGCGCGCGAACAGCAGGTTGCTGGTGTATGACCCGCTGCCCTTGGTCTTTTGACTCGTGTCGGCGACGGGCACCCCGCCAAGGGCGGCGGCCGCGGAGTAGGTGTTCTCAAAGACCTTGTTATAGCCGAACCACTCGACCGTCGCGATCGAGCTATCAGCACTCAGCCACTTAACGCGCCCGAGGACGGCCATTTTGGTCCCGGCTGCAGTGGAGTTGACCGCCCAGTTGCTGGACGTGCTGAACTCCACGAGGTCGCCGACGGCGATTTCGTCTTGATACGTGGAAACAACGTTGCAGGCGGTCGCGAGGGGCGTGCCCTGCTCGCCGCCAATCTGTCTGATTGCCATGGGGTCTCACCTCCTAGATGAGCGCCATGTGCGACACGGTGACCGACTCGGTGTCGGCATCGTCGGTGTCGCCGGGCGTGGACTGTCTGCCGGTGCTGTTGTCCTGCGTGTCGAGCCGCTTAGTCCAATCGTCAATCAGTCCGAGAACCTTGTCAGCGGGTAGTGCCGCCAAGTCCTCGCCTGCCATGGACTGCACGGCGGCGAGTTCCGCCTCGCGACCGACGAGTGTCGCCAGTCGCGTGACCTCCGCCACGGCCGCCGCACGGAAGGCCTTCTCCGCTACGATCAGCGGCTCCGCTTCCCGCTGTGTTGCCTTAAGCGCAGCGTGGTCGGCCTTGAGCGACTCGAGGGCTTCCGTTGCCGTGGCAAGCTTCGCCTCCAGCGAGGCCTTCTCGGCCTCCAGCGTTGCGGCCTTGGCTTCGAGCGTCTTCAGCACTTGCTCAGACATAGCCTCAGCCTCCTGTTCTGTCGTGATGTGGTCTGCTGTGGGCTCCTGCGTGCCGGGCTGGTCGCTGCCCTCGCGGCCCTCCCCGTCGGTCGTGCCGGCCTGCGAAAGCATCATGGCTTTCGCCTGCCCGAAATCACCGCTATGGTAGGCCTGCCGGAATGCTGTCTCGGCCACCACCTGCGTCCCGTTGAGCTCCGGCAGGTACACGATGCTGCCCTCAATGGCCGTCCCCTGACCCCGGTAGGTCAGGCCGCAAATGACCCGATCCGGGTCGTCGGGGCTCACCTGAGGGTTAAGCTCCAGGTCCTTGACTGCGCTGCTGGGATACGTCTCGCCCGGGATGTGCGGGCAATGGGAGTCGAAGATGTCCAGGCCGCAGATGCTGCACTCGCGCCAGTCGGTCTCCATGCCGATGGAGGTGTACTGCCACACTCCCCCGTCGATTTGGGCTCTGGCGTGGGCGTTCTGGTCCGTGTTGACGAGATAGAACTTGGCGTATCCCCACTCGACACCGTTGGCGTCGCGATCCACCCATGCGTCGAAGAACCGGCCGATAGGCTCGGCCGCGATCTGCTTGGTCTCCGGGTGCCCGAGTAGCAGGCTACGACCCGGCATGGTGCCGATGACGCTCCGCTGAAATCCTCGGGACAGCCGCACGTTGTGCTTGCCCCACTGGTCGTTGGTCAGGCGCATGGTGCGGACGTAAAGCTGGTCCGCCGGGATGTCTTCCAGCATGTATTGCCTAATCTGCTCAAGCTCGGCATCCGTGGGCGTGCTGCCGGTGGCCCTCCGTGGGAACGCGACCTCGAAGCACTCGACCCGCACGGGAGCGGGCTCAAATGCTTTGAATGCCTGGCGATGCTCGCGCACCCACTCCTCGGCAGAAGAGGCGCTGGCCCAGCGGGCTTTGTCGAAGGCGAACTGGCGCGCCTTCCAGTGGCCCGAGGTCTTCAGCGGCGAGAACACGGCGCCGATACCGGCCTCAGCGTCGATCTCCTGCGAGCGTTTCTCGTCGGCGAAATCCGACTCGTTGTAGTTCGGGTTGGGGAGCAGCAGGTAACGCTCTGTGTCAGTCAGGTAGCTGGGCATTGTCGATCATCCTCGGGGCTCTCAGTATGCGCAGCCAATAGCCGACTCTCCCCAGGCGTGACCGGCGCTTTGCGGACTTGTAGCAGGGCCAACAAACGCAACGGCCCCGCTCCAGGTGGAGGGGGCCGATGATCGTCTCTCCGCAGATGGTGCACTTCATTCCGCGCGCCTCCACTCCACCGCCACGGTGAGCGTGAGACCACAGGCAGCGCAAGAGTGACACATCGCCACGGGCTCCGGCAGCTCCAAGAGCGGCATGGCCCCGGCTGCGCGCGACTTGGCGACGATAGCGCCCCCGTGGATGTAGGTGCCGCGCAGCGCCTCGCCACAGACGGCGCAGTGCGTGGGCTGTTTGGCGTCAGCGGTCTTCTCCGGCGTGTTATCGGTCTCGGCCTCGGTCTTGCGTCTCGCCATGGTGTGCCCCCAGGTATTCTGCTCCTGCGCTTAGCTCGCGCAGGGCGATGATCGTCCCGCACTCGCAGCGGGTCTTACCCGTCCTCGTCGGTATCGTCAACCACCGGTGGCAAACCGGACATTGCCGGGCTACCGTCTCCGGTGGCATCGTCGTCGCGTACATGCTCACCATCCTCGAATTGCGGAGTGGGCATGGCGCGCGAGCGCATAGCCAGGCGGCACCACTCGCACACATAGACTGCGCGCCGCGCACCGCGCTTGCCTATCACCTCGCGCCACGTGGCCGGGTTCTCGCAGCCCACGGCTTCGCAGTTTCTCATGATGCACGCTCCATCCTCGGCAGTATCCGCGCCGGGTTGCCAACGGCGAACATGCCCGCAGGCACGTTGCGGCAGACCACCGCACCGGGAGCCACCTTAGCGCCCTCGCCGATGGTTACCCCGGCGTCGATCACGGCGGCGGCGCAGATAACGGCCCCGTCGCCGACGCTGGTGATAGCCGGCGCGAAATTCGTGTTGCTCGCGCGCGGGTCCGGGTCATTACAGAAGGTGACGTTCGGGCCGACGAACACATAGTTGCCCAGGGTCACGCCGGTGGTGATCCCGCTCCCGTCCTGCAGCTTGCAACCATCGCCCATGACGGCGCCCTTGCCCACGTGGGTATTGCGGGCAAGCATGCAGTTGCGGCCGATGGAGGCGTTCGGCGCCACATAGGCATGGCCCCAGACGCGGGTGCCCTCGCCGATGGTGGCGGATGGGTCCACCTCGGCCGTCGGGTCGATGTATGTCGGCATGGCTCACCTGCCCTTGCCCTTGCCACGGCCTCCGCCGGAGCCACTTCCCGGCCCGCCGCTTTTGCAGGGCTTGGTGTTCTGGTTGCGGCGCCCGCCACTGGGCTGTCCTGCGCCTTTGCCGCTTCCGTCTCGTGCTGGTCTGGTAGCCATCATGCATCACTCCACGGGTCCAACGTTAACCGGCTCCGTCGGCGCCCTGGTATCGCTCTGGCGCGGTCGCCTCGCGACGCGTGGCTGCGGAGCTGGTGTTGGCGTGATCTCAATGCGCTCCACTCCGATCTTGTCCGCCACCGCAATCTCCGCGCGTATCCTCGCCGCCTGGCAGACCTGGCAAGCCGTGGCAGCTACGTCCGGCACGATGTAGCCGAGTTCCGGCATCACCGTAGTTCCGCACACGCAGCATGGATGAAAAGGACCAAGTTCTATCATCGCCCCGGTCTCGGTGGCCGGGATACGGTATCCGCGCTCCAAATACTCCGCCTGCGTCCCCGCGTTCATCGCGAAGCTAGTCTCGGTTCTCGCGAGTCGCTGCCAATCGTACCCGTCGATCTCGCGGAACCGGGTGCGCAGTTGCCGCGCGGTCTTCAATGCCCCCTGGCCCTCGTTCATGGCCGACAAGAGCATATCCCGCACGGACTGCCCGGTCTTGGGCGTCCCGTTGAGCACGTCCCCGAGCTTGAGGCGCGCGCCGTCGCTCAGCCGCCGGAATGCCAACGTCAAAAACTCGCGCTGAGCCTCGGCATTGCGCGGGCCCAAGAGACGCGGCGCATTGTCGCCGACCACTTGCACGGCGCGGTTCACACCGAGCTCGTAGCTGGTGCGCAGTTGACCCGGCAGGATCGGCTTGCCATCGTAGATCGGGTTGTGCACGTCGATCAATGCCGTGGACGGGTCCGCGAAGGCCTCGGGGTCGCGGGCCTTGCCCACCATCGAATCCATGAACCACTGCACGGCCCGGTCGAACTCGGCCTGCTCGCCTGGTAGCCAGCTATACAGCTCCGCTGCATGCGGCGACGCCAGGCCTGCCCACTCTCCGGGCATCCCGCAGTGCGCCCAGACGTAGCGGCAGAAGGCGTCGAAGACGGTGCCGGTAGCATCCCACAGGGCACGCTCCGCCGCCCTTTGGTCGCGGAACCGGGCCGTCTGTAGCCTCCAGCGTCGGGCCATGACTATGCCGCCACCGTCACGTATTCAATGGATGCCGTGAAACCGCTATTGGCCGTGGCCTGACTGGTACGGTTGATCGCGGCCACCTTGAAGAGCTTGGGTGCGCCGCCTGGGAACCGGAAGGAGTACAGCAGCGCCTGCGCGGCGTCGCCGGTCACAATGCGCTGCTGGTAGTATTCCGGCCCGCCGTTGTAGCAGGCACCGCCATTGACTGCCACGGGCCGAATGGCGCAGTCCAGTGTATTGCGGCCGCCTGCGAGTGTGTCCGCGAAGCCCGAGGCATTGATGTTGAAGTACACGTGGATCGCCTCGCACAAAACGCCACTGCCGAGCGTCCTCTGGGCACTGATGGTGCTGGCTCCGGCGGCTATCTGTGTCGCGGCGATTAGCGTAGAACTCATGTGGGTCGTCGCCATATCTCACCTCACGGATATTGCGTCCAGAGCGCTCTGGCGCGTGCGCTTGCTACGGCCTCCTCCGCTTCCTGCTCGCCCTCTTGGCGCTCTTCGTCGTCGTCCGGGTTCTCGTCGGGCGACTCGATCTGGCCCCCGGCGGGCATGTCGATGACCAGCGCGACACCGTCTATCTCCAGCCCCGCCATCTCCGCGGCCTGCTCCTGGTCTATCCAGCCATTGCGCCACGCCGCCAGTGCGTTGTCCATACGTTGCTTAAGCGCCTGCGCCTCGGTGAGCTCTGCCTTGGCGCTCTCGACGCGGTCCTGCAGGTCCGTGTCATTCCACTCGATCCCGACATCGCCCTTGAGCCCCCGGTAGGCCGCGACGGTCCGCAGTATCCATAGCACGTCGGCCTCCAGCTCCAGGCGGAAATCGCTGATGATGCCATTGATCGCGTTGGCCTGCTGCTGCGACAGACGTTCCGTGGTCGACCACTGCAGACCGAGCATGAATGGCGGCAGGTGCAGCGCCGACACCACCTGCTCCACCAGGGCCCGGTACGGGATGTTGAAGTCCAGCTCCTGCCCGTCGGTGATGGCCTGGACGATGAAGTCACCCTGTGTCGCAGCTATGAAATCGAGGATGCCCTCCTGGTTCCACCGGGCACGCTGGCTGTCATACCAGTCATCCTGCAATTGTGCCCGGATAGCCCCGAGGGCCTCGTCGCTGTGGGCTACGTCATCCCGGATCCGATAGTTGACCAGAAAGCTCGGTGCCCCGTGTCGCTGCCACTTTTGGCGCACGGCGTTTTCCATGCGGAGCACAATGTCGGCCACAAACGGAATGGCGGCGAGGATCGACCGCCCCAAGGGGCTGTCGCCCTTGCTGTTGATGGCCGAATAGGCGAATAGGTCTTGGCGAGTGTACGGCTTGATTTGCCCGGTTTGCGTGCGTTCTCCGAGAAGCACGTCGCCGTTTTGGTCCGGGATGAGTTGCAGACGGCTGCGGTCCACTGTGTAGACCGCCGCCACGTCCCGGCGGCTCGGTGCAGGCACGATCTCCAACGCGCTGTGCCCATATTGCAGCATCTGCGCGATATGCGACCGCCACACCGGCCAGAAGCCGGCGGCGCGCAGGCCGTTGGCGTTTACCGTGTTAAGCCACTCCGACAGAGCCTCTTTGGTGGACTCGGCGTCGCAAGTCACCTCAAAGCCCATGGTCATCCTTGCCAATTCACCGATTGCCCGGTCGATGAAGGGCATACCACGAGCGATGACGTCATAGACCTCGTAATCGACCTCAGACTTGAGGTACGGCATTTGCAGCGGGTTGGCATAGGACCGCGACGACTGCGGGCGGGAAGACGCAAGGGTCAGCATGCGGTCGGCCGTTTTCTGGCGCCGCGCTATCTCCCAGCCGAATGGCAGTTTCATCGGTGATCCCTCTGCGCGTGTTTACTGCGATTACTGTGGCCTGTGGCAATACCGGCACCAGAGGGCCGGATCATCGCCATGACGAGGTATCTGAGCGCGTCCATGGTGTGGTCGTCACACTTGTCGGGCTCGTCTGGCACACTCTCACCCCGGCGCTCCTTCCACGAGTACGCCGCAAACTCGCGGATGGTGTTGAGGCAGCGCGGATGGACACGCAGCTTGTCGTTGCTGATAAGGCCTGCCACGGCGGTGATGCCCGGCAACACCTCGTTATTGGCCTTGGCGGCGGGCAGTCCTGAGCTGCTCAGTTGCGCGATGTTGGCGGGCTCCGCCGGGTCGCAGCGGTATGATTCCGGATGGTAGGCGGCTCGCAGGCGCGTCGCCTGCTCTGCCCACCACCCTATCGAGCGCTCCGTCTCGTATACCTCATCCAACAGCCAGACGCAGCCATCGGCGGCCATGGCTCCCACCAACAGCACGCCGGGATTAGCCCAGCCCCAGTCCACGCCGACGACGGTGCGGACGAATGTGAGCGGCTCCGCGCTCTGGTCCAGTTCCTGCGGCAGATATTGAACATGCCGATCTGGGTCGAAGTGCTGATACACCAGCCCCTCGGCATTGATCGTCTCGCCCAAGACCTCCTGGCGGTACATGGGCGTGCCCGGTGGGTAGGCTGACTGCAATAGGCCCTTTGTCACGGGGTCCAGATACGGGTTCTGGAGCGAGCCCCACCGGAACTGCTCGGGCTCCTCGCCGATGGTCTGCTGCAGCATGGTGCCCAGGTAGGGCGGTGCTCCGTCGGGCCGGTCGCCCCGCTCAAAGCACCAGTGGAACCAATTGCGGCCCCGCGGCGTGCCGGTGAAGAGCATCAAGTGCGGATAACCGTGTTGGCGCACGCGCCCTGCGAGAATCTGAAAGGCCGTGTAGGGCGACTGCCCCGCCTCATCCATCCAGACTGCCGCCACGGACGGCCCACGCAGCCTGTCTGCCTGATCGCACTGGCGCAGCCAGATTTCTGCCCCATTGCTCAGGCGGTACTTGCCCTCTGAGACCCGGAACTCCACGCGGTCATCCTCGCCGGAGGCCGCGAACTGCCGGTCGAACTCCACCCGGAGGATGTCGCGCACCATCGGGTAGGTCGGCTCAGTGCAAATGACTATGGCGCCAGGCCAGCGCTTGACGTAGCGCCGGACCTCGAAGACGCCTGCAACGGTCTTGCCACCACCCTGGCCTGCCTGGAACTTCTTGACCAGCGCGCCGGAGCGGATGAAATCGAGTTGGGCGCCCTGCGGCGGCCTGATCTCACTCAGTATCTGCTGGCTCGCGGTTGCCTCCGCCATGGTCCTCCTCGCCGAACTGGACGATGGTGAATTGCACCGGCCCGCCGTTAGGGCCGGTGTGCTCCTGCGATACCCGCTCAGCCTTGCTCCATCGCCGCGGATAGCGCCGTGCCATGAACTCGGCTATCGCCCGCCAGTCGCCCTGCACCCAGCGCTGATTGCTATCCTCGTCGGGCAGGTCCACCACGCGGTCTTGACTTGCCTGCTGCAATAGCGCCGCGGCCCGGACCTCTGCTCTGGCCTCGGCACGGGTGACGGCGTCAAAGAATCTGCGGTAGATGTCCGGGTGTGGCCCTGTTGCGTCCTTGCCTTCCTCGCCCCACGAGAGCCAGTTGTATG